TTATTATATTGTTGACGTTAACAATATTATAATTTTAATTCCTTAGAATTCGATGGAATTAAAAAAACCGTTGATTTGGGTTCAACGGCTAAAACCTTTATAGCTCACAAAACAAAGTTAGATGAGTATAGAACTTTTTCAACTCTTACAATTAATGGTTGATAAGCTAAAACAAAATTAAGTAAATTATAACAAGCAAAAACACGAATTATGGATGAATTGAATATTATAAGTGCCAAAGTAGGAATACAAACTACTTATTTAAAAGTTAAAAATAGCTTAGAAGAGATAAACACGAACCACCCTAATCGAAAAGATATAATTGATTCAATGGAGCGTACCTTAAAAGACATTCAAGAAATAAGTTTAGTTTACTCAACGATGGAAAAAGAGTATCGTAGTGCTTTACAATCGTGTTTTCGTTTGGAAAAGTTACTGCAAGAGGAAAAATTTAAAGTAAAGGATTTACAAACACAATTAACAGTTAAAAATTATGAAATATAAAAAGCAACTAAAATACCCAATGAATTACAATGAATGGAAAAGATTAAAATCTACAAAAGAAAAAATGAAAATCTTAATTAAAGATTTAAAAAAATACAATAGCGGCCAATTAGAGTTTGATTATGAGATGTAAAAACTGCAAAGAAAAGTTTGAGCCTATCCGCTTTAATCAAAAGTATTGTTTAGAATCGGAGTGCGTTCGTGTTTGGGTAGAATCTGAAAAGGAAAAGACCTGGAAAAAGACGAAAGCCAAAATGAAAAATGATCTTGAGACAGTCCAGGAATTGATAAAAGCTACTCAAATAATTTTTAATAAATATATCAGATTACGAGATAAAGGTCAAGTTTGTATAAGTTGCCAAAAGAAACCATTAAAAGAAAACGCAGGTCACTACTTCAACGCTAACAACCATTGGAACGTTCGTTTTAATGAATTAAATGTTCATCTTCAGTGCGAACATTGTAACACGTATCTTTCAGGTAATTTAATTGAATATCGCAAAGGATTAATTAACAAGATAGGAGAAGAACAATTAACACTTTTAGAAGCGGAAGGTCATAAAACACGGAAGTTTACAAAGGAAGAGTTAAAGGAAATAATTAACATCTATAAAAAAAAGATTAAACAATTAGAATTATATTAAAAAGAATAACTATATTTGTAAAACAATTAAAACTTAAATTATGAAAACAGCAGTAGAATGGTTGATTAGTCGGTTAAACAAACAAGGGTTTGCACAAGTTGTAACAGATGAAGAAATTGAACAAGCCAAAGAAATGGAGAAGGATATGGTAATTGATTTTGCTAAAAAGTTTTCTGATTTTAACGGTCTTACTTTTAATGAACAAAAGGTTTCTAAAGAATATTTAGAAAAATTTTATACAAATAAAATAAGTAAAACTAAAAAATGTGATTGGTGCAACAAAAGAAAAATAATTGATAATGGATATTGCATTGGAAAACTTGAAAGCAGCAAAACTGATAAAGAGTTTTTTATTTGTGTTGATTGTAATTTAAAACATGACATTGTTTAACCTTTAAATTAGAATAGAATGAGCGTAACTAATTTTGAGGAGTTCACACACGAACTTACAAGCGAAGAAATAGAGATTTTACCTGTAGTGGTTCACGGATTCCGAAACTACAAAAAGGAAAACCCAATAAAGTCGGAGTTAATAGTAACCCGAATGAACGAATACCTAAACACGAAAGGTTATAAAACTAAAATGAATGGTCCGCGTTTACGTAAAATGGTTAACTATATACGTACAAATGGAATCATTCCTTTAATAGCTACGTCTAACGGATATTTTACAAGCGATTGCAAGGAAACTATCCAAGAGCAAATACAAAGCCTTCAGGAACGAGCAAACAGCATAGAACGATGTGCTGCTGGATTAAGAAAATTTTTATAATTTTTTTGATTTCATTGTTATATTAAAAAGAATAGTTATATTTGTCAAACAATTAAAATTTATATTATGAAAAAGTTATTAGAAATTCAGGCAGAATTAAAATGTCCAAAAGGAAGTTTAAACAAGTTTGGTAATTACAAGTATCGTAGTGCTGAACAAATTTTAGAATCGGCAAAACCTATCTTAGTAAAACACGGAGCAACATTAATCCTTAGTGATAGTATTGAACAAGTAGGTAACAAGCTATTTTTAAAAGCAACAGCAACTTTAAAAACCGATGACGGCATAGCAGAAGTTTTAGGATGGGCAGAGCTTGGTGAACACAAAGGAATGTCAAGCGAACAATGCACGGGTACTGCTTCAAGTTACGCTCGTAAATACGCTTTAAATGGTTTATTTTTAATTGATGAAACAGAAAGCGATCCTGATTCAAAAGATAACAAAAAGGAAGAATCTAAAAACACGGAAGCAAAAAAGCCTACAATACAAGGTGAACGATTTTTAAAAGCAGTAGAAGCTATCCGTAACGGTGAATTTACAGCCGAAGAGCTACAAGCGAAGTTCGAATTAAATGAAGTTCAACAAAAAGCATTGTTACTTATATGAAAACAAATGAAGAAATTATAAAAGAATTATACTGTAATGTTTTATTGAAATCAATGAACGGAGCAAGTATAGAAAGAGCTATTAAAGATGCTGAATTATCTGTTAAAAGTTTTACAGAATTTTTTATTCCTAAAGACATTGTATCTTCATTTGAAAGCCAAGCTATTAAAATTTGGAACCCTTCGCAAGAAGAGGATGTTTTAAATGGGTTAATTAATTTAAGAAAATATAGGTTTAAAGGTTGTGATTATGAATATTCAGCTAAAAAAATCCCATCATTAGATTTAGGTGGTTTTCCTTATTGGTTAGTAATTAATGATGAAGGAACTTTGCAAATAGAACCTAATAACCCAAATTAAAAAATTTTAAATTATGAAACAGACAGGAGTAAAATATTTGGTTGAAACAATAAAATATTATATGTCACTTGAAATAAGTCTTGATACAATATTAGTTACAAGAACTATTGAACAAGCTGAAAAAATGGAACAGGAACACATAATTAATGCTTTTAATGAGGGAAACGAATCAGATTGGAGTAATGAAGCTGGGGATGGTGGAGAACAATACTACAATGAAACCTTTAAATCAGAATAGAATGAAAATACGTTGCTCACAAATAGGAAAATTAATGACTTCCCCTAAAACAAAAGGGGAGGTTTTATCGAAAACCACAAAAACCTACATTCAAGAACTTGCAATCGAACATAAATACGGAATTCGTAAAGAGTTTTGGAGCAGGTACACGGACAAAGGTAACGAGGTTGAGGACGAAGGAATCGAATTGGTTAACGATGTGTTGAACTTAGGCTTTATTTACAAGAATGAAGAGAATTTAACCAACGATTATTTAACAGGAACGCCAGACGTAAACACGAACGAAGTTCTTTTAGATGTAAAATGCAGTTGGGATGCTACAACGTTTCCGTTTTTTGAAACAGAGTGTCCAAATAAAGATTATTACTATCAACTTCAGGGATATATGTGGTTAACAGGAAAAGACGAAGCATTACTTTGTTATTGCCTTGTAAATACACCTTTTCAGATAGTAGAAGACGAAGTTAGGCGTGAACATTGGAAACAAAACTTAATAGATGAAAGTTTAGATGTAAGAGACTTTGTGCAGAAGAAGCATAACTTTGACCACATACCAAAAGAAAAGCGCGTAAAAGTCTTTAAAATAGCAAAAGACGAAGAAATAATCGAAAAGATTAAACAACGAGTAGAAGAATGCAGAGAGTATTATAATAATTTAATAGAAAACTTATGAAACAAACAGCAGTAGAATGGTTAATATCTCAAATATTAGCCGCTTCAATTAACAAAGAAACTGAAGAAATGCATATTACATTACCTAAAGGTGTATTTGAACAAGCCAAAGCAATGGAAAAGGAGCAGATAAGAAAATCTTATTTAGCCGATGCTTATAATAGTCAATATGGATTTGAACAATACTACAACGAAACCTTTAAATCAGAATAAGATGAAAGAACTAAAAGAAATGGCATATTACATTAACGTAACAAGAGAAGACCAATTAGTACAAATCAAAGCGTTACAACGAAATAAACTTTGGTACGAAGTAATTAGGCAACACGACAAAAACACTATATCAGAATTTTGTTGCAGTCAAGAAAGATTTAAGAACCTTTATATAGAAAAAAGATGAGTAAAACAAGCGTAAGAAGTAAAATCGAAGTCTTAAAACAATGGCTTCAAGTTATAAATCCAATAAAATATATTAAGTAAATGGAAAAGAAAGACAATTCAGGAGTGTTATTCACTAACAACAAGCGAGAAAAGGAAACGCACCCGCATTACAATGGCAAAGCTACAATTAACGGAACTGAATATTATGTTTCAAGTTGGGTTAAGGAAGGTAAAACTGGAAAGTTTCTAAGTTTAAGTTTTAAACCAGTGCAAGAACAAACGCAAAGTGGAAAACCTAACTACGGTAATAAAGATTTTGACGATTTTTTAGGTAGTCTATGAAGCAAGAAGCAAAAGTTTTAAGCAAAGCAAATGAACTAACGAGGTTAATGGTTTCTAATTACATACAAAAACACGAATTAAGTTTAAACGCTTTTTCTAAGTTAGTAGCAGTAAGACAACCAAATCTTCATAAGTTTATGAATGGCAAAAGCCTATCGAGTAAAACGATTGAAAAGTTAGGTGAGTTCTTCAGTAAATAAATATTAAGGCGGAACGTAAAAAATTCCGTCTTTTTTTTGTTAGTGTTATATTAATTAATATATTTGTAGACGTTAAACAATTAAAAATTAGAAATTATGAAAGATTTATCAAGAGATTGCAGCGAGTGTTTAGGTTGGGGTAAAATAACAATAGACCACAACGATACAGATATTCCGTATTTACAAGATATAGTTGACTACGAGTGTATGTCGTGTACTGGAACGGGGGAAGAATTAGACCCCGAACTAATCAAAGAACGCATAGACGAAGTTAACGATATGATTGAAGGTATGGAAACACGAATGAGATTACATTCTGATTTCATAATGAAGTTAAAGAAAGGAATGTTGCACGAATTAGCAGAAAAATACGTTTATAGATTAGATATTTGCGCACGTGGATTAGGGCGTTTAATTAATTATAGAAAAAAATTAAATAACTTAGTCGAAAATTAAGACTATGAGTTTAATACTGATTGTGGCAGTTGCTTGGTGGTTTGTTAACTTCGAACCCTTGCAGCTGCTTTTTGATTATATATTTAATCAAATTAAAGTAAGTCATTTATCTAATTACATTCATTCTTCTTTAGGGTGTTGGAAATGTTGGAGTTTTTGGACAACTTTAATTTACACAGGTAGCTTTAAATTAGCTTGTTTAGGTGCGTTAATTGCTTTTATTTTAGATATATGTTTGAACAAGCTGAACACGAAGTAGTAAATGAAATAAACGCTTCACAAGACGTTGTTAAATATTCAAAAGTTAGTTTGAATAAGTTAAAAAAGATTAAAGAACTTAAAACGGGTAAAAAGGAAAATGAATGTTTTTGTTCAAACGTCCGTAGGCGTGTATGGTTCAAGGATTTTATGCAATGGTTTGAAAGCAATTCTTGACAAATACGTAAACACGAACTATTCCGAGATTCGAAAATACACTAACTATTTTTTGGTGCGAATGAATAGCACTATTACGGCAGATGTAGTAATCAATAATAGTTATGTTTACTTAGTAGAATTAAACCCCGACTTAAAAACGGAAAACGAAGTCAAAAGTTATCTACTAAACACTATCAAAAAACAAATTCTTTGGAATACTTCGCAATCTAACAAAGACGAATCAATCACGGCTATCGAATACACGAACAACGAAACAAACGATGATAGCGATTTAATATATAAGATAGAGCAGGAACGAAAATATCAGTTATATAAATCTTGTATTGAGATTTACAGAAACACGATTGAAGACAGGATTAAGTTAATTATATTTGAAGCATATTACGATAAAGGTTACACTACGGCACGGGCAATGGGCAAATATTTTAACCTTCCGTATGTAACTGCACATTACTGGATAAGAGAAATAAAAGAAGATTTAAAACGAATAAAACTTGAAAATGAAAATTAAAGACGAATTTAAAGGAAAAGTGATAGTAAAATACGATAGTGTATTAGGACAAAAACGAATTGAAGTAAATAAGTTAGACCCAAAAAGATTTAGTTACTATCAATCAATCGGATTAGGTTACTTGTTTGAACCCGAACCAATCAATTACACGGGTATTGAACAAGAAGAAACTATTTCCGAAATAGAAAGTGTTGAAGAAAAGCCAAAAAGACGAAGAAAGAAATCTGAATGAGCATTGTGCTAACGAGTGATTACTATATCGTATTTATGAATCCATCCAAACATAAACGCGAATGGAATACACTTAGATTAATAATGAAAGTAGCTGAAATAAACTATTGTATATTTATAGACTACAAGATTTATTCTTTAGAAATACACGCAGTAACAAAAGAAGATTTTAAAACCTATCAATATAATTCTAACTAAAACACGAATGAAACCTAAACTAATAGAAACACCCGAAAAGCTATATTCACTATTTGAAGAATATAAAGAATACCTAAAGACGAATCCAAGAACAATTGATAAAGCACTACAAAGTGGTAAGATAGCTAAAGAAACATTAAGAGTTCCATTAACAATGGATGGTTTCGAAATATTTGGATTTCAAAAAGGGTTTACAATTGAACATTATTTTAGAAATAGTAATGATTCGTATGGGGAATATTGCGGTATCTGCTCTATAATAAAGAAAGAAATACGCGCAGACCAAATCGAAGGTGGTATGGTTGGACAATACAATCCTTCAATCACGCAGCGTTTAAACAACCTTACTGAAAAGACTGACATTACAACCGATGGTAAAGGAATCAATGAAATCAAGGTTAATATTATAAAACCAAGTGACACAAATGTAAACTAATTATAAAGCACTATATAGGGTAAGTATAACCAAAACGTGAAAAATGTGTGCAAATGGAGTTAAATAGTACAATTATCTTTGAAAAGAACTTTAACGCGCTTCAAAATAATGGAGTGCGTTTTGTCATTAATGAAGGTGGTTCACGTTCAAGTAAGACTTATTCGCTTTGCCAATTACTAATCGTTTATAGTTTACAAAACCCGAACAAGGTAGTTTCGATAATTAGAAAAACTTTTCCTGCGTTACGTGCTACGGTAATGCGTGACTTCTTCGAAATACTCAAAGACTTAGAAATCTATTCACAGGAACGCCATAACAAGTCAGAACATATCTACACGTTTGAAAATGGTTCGATAGTTGAATTCTTTTCTGTAGATGACGAACAAAAGATTCGTGGACGTAAAAGGGATGTCGCTTGGTGTAATGAAGCGAATGAACTTTATTACGATGACTTTACGCAATTGAATATGCGTACTGAGTTTAAATTGATATTTGATTATAACCCGTCTGAAAGTTCAAGTTGGTTATATGAGTTACCAAAAGACGAAAGCACGTTAATTAAATCTACTTACAAAGACAATCCGTTTTTACCTGAAAGCATTAAAAAACAAATCGAAGATTTAAAACGAACCGATGAATCACTTTATCAAATTTATGCACTTGGTGAAAAAGCGATTAGCAAATCTAATATTTACTCGAACTGGCATTTCTTGAATCATAGACCTTCAAAGTTCGTTAACTACGTTTACGGATTAGACTTCGGATATAATCACCCTACTGCATTGGTTCGGGTTTATTGGGTTGACAATGACATCTTCATAGAAAAGGTAATTTACGAAAGCTATTTAACTACAACGAACTTAATCGACAAGATGAATCAGTTAGGAGTAGAAAAAAGCGTAACGATATTAGCCGACTATTCACGCCCCGAAATAATAGCAGAAATGAATAACGCAGGGTTTGACGTTCAAAACGCGAATAAGGTAGTTAAAAAAGGAATAGATAACATTAAAACGTTCGGTGTATTTTGTGAAGATTCAAAAGAAATTAAAAAGGAATACGATAACTACAAATGGAAAAAGGTAGGCGATATAATCACGGATGAACCTATCAAATTATTTGACGATGCTATGGATGCAATTCGTTACGCAGTTACTCATATTAGACAAGAATATTACACTGACGATAGTTACTTCGCCTTCTAAACATAAACACGAAAAAACTTAATATTGTTATGGCATATCGAGAAAGACAAAAGATTAGTCAAATGACCCCTAAAGGGTCTGATTTAGAAGCTACGGATTTAGTAGAAGTTAGCGTTTTACAAAGTGGTTCTTACGTAACAAAATCAATCACGGGTCAAGAAATAATAAACGCTACGGGTGGTGGTGGTTCGGGTTATGTTCCATACACTGGCGCAAATCAAAATGTAGATTTAGGAGAATACGAATTAAAAGCAGGTCAATTAACTTTAGATGTTTCACCAACGGGAACGGCTGCAGTAGGAACGACACGATGGAATGACACGATTGGGAGTTCTGAAACAACTTTAAAAGGTGGTTCGGTAATTCTTAAAAATGGTGTTGATTTAGTTGCTCGTGTGGTTAACAAGGTCACTCCGAATGCTACATTAACAAAAGCTAATTATACTGCGGTTCGTGTTTCGGGCGCACAGGGTCAAAGATTAGCCGTTGCATACGCACAAGCTAATAATGATAATAATTCAGCCGACACGATAGGATTAGTAACTGAAACAATTGCAACGAATCAAGAAGGTTTCATAATCACGGTTGGACAAATCGAAGACATAAATACAACGGGAAGTTTACAAAGCGAAACTTGGGCAGATGGTGACGTTCTTTATTTATCTTCTACGGTAGCGGGAGCAATTACAAACATTAAACCAACTGCAGCAACCGCACACATCGTAATAATCGGGTACGTTGAATACGCACACGCGGTACACGGAAAAATCTATGTTAAGATAATGAACGGGTGGGAGTTAGACGAACTTCATAATGTTTATATTGACCCTGCGACATTAGCTAATAATGATGCGCTTGTTTATGAAAGTGCAACACAACTATGGAAAAATAAAGTTGTTACAAGTAGTTTAGCAGTAGGAACAAGTCCGATAAGTTCAGGAACAATTGGACGCGTATTATTTCAAGGTGCGGGTAATGTATTGCAACAAGATTCAAATTTATTTTGGGACAATACAAATAAAAGACTTGGAATAGGTGCAACACCTTCAACAAGTGTTCCATTGGATGTAAGGTCACAAGGAACATTATCAACTGATGTAGGTTTTAGAGTTAGGAATTCTGCAAATACTGCTAACTTGTTTGATGTTCAAGGTGATGGAGTTGCTAATGTTAGAACAAGAATGGTGTGTGGGTTTTCGGGAATGACATCCACAGGTGGAGCATTGCACGTTTACGCAGGTAATAGTAGTGATTTTGCAGCAAGGTTTTTCAATACGTCAGGACTTTCATTTTTAAATATTAGAACGACAGGTAATGGTTGTGAAATGCAGTTAAATGATGCCGCAGGAAGTCCTGGTGTAACTTTAAATGGTATATTTTCAAATGCAATTACATTAGCTGATTCTCGTAATATTCTTTTTGGAACGGGAGGAGGTACTAAAATAGCAAGTGCAACAAATCAAAAGTTTGCATTTTGGAATGCAACACCAATAGTACAACCAACAACAGCAGTTGCAGCAGCAACATTGGTAGGTGGTGGAGGAACTACAATAACGGCAACCGATACATTTGATGGTTACACTTTACAACAGATAGTAAAAGCATTAAGGAATACAGGATTATTAGCATAAAAATAAAAAAGATGGCACTAATTATTAAAGCAAAACAAGACAAAACAATTACAATTTCAGGAACTGATTTAAAACTTTCAGAAGTTTATGGGCGTATTGAGTTTGTAGGTCGTGCAAACGGAACTACATTAGAAATTGCTACAACAACATTTGTAAGTAGAGCAACGTTTGAAGAAGGTAAACCAGTATTTACTGACATTCCAAGTGGAAACATAAACGCAACGATTGAACCGAGTGAAGAACAAAGTTTAGACACTGCGCACAAATACGCAAAATTAGCATATGAACAAGAAGGTTATGAAGTAGTAATTGACTTAGAATAAATGGCGATAACAATAATAGCGGGAACGCAAAATCTAACACCTGCATACAATCCTATAAAATGGATTATAGATTCTGATATTAAAAACTACGATGGCTTTCGATACGTCTTTATAATCAAAGATGTAGCAGATAATGTTATCGCTGAATATCGTGTTTTACCAAATTACGGAACGGGTTATGGTGAACAAGATTTATCGAAGCTATTAAGTAATTATGTGTCTTTTGATTTAGATACTACTTCAACAAATTTTTATAACGCGCCTAATTCCGTGTTTACTTATAAGGTAGATATGGGCGAAGAATACACGACACGTGTACCATATACATCTACTTTAGTCGATAGTTCGGGTAATGTTCGAATCAATGTAACAAATACATTTGTAGCGGGTGATAAAATAAACATTAAACAAGCGGATAATGGAGTAGCAAATCCATACTTAGAAGGTTTGTTTACCGTGTTAAGTGCAACGAGTACATATCTCGTAGTTAATTCTCTTTGGTCTTTAGTAACGAATGCAGCTATAGATGGAGTTATTACATATGCTGACAATAGAAAAACTTACAATTCATTAATCATATTAACCAAAGGTGTTTTTAATGGGGTGTTTCGATGGTTAGATTTTCCGACATATAACTATCTTGATTTCACTTTAAACGCAAACACGAAACGATTACTAACAAATCAACCTACAACGTTTTATAGTACGTTAGGTCAAGACATTTATCTAAACGCATTAAATCCAAGTGGTTCACCCGATTATTTAATCTTCAAGAATTCAAACGGAGAATATTTTTACAAAACAATTTCGGGAACTGATATAATAAATCAAATTGCAGTAGGTGCAAATAACTACGGGGTGTTAACTCCAATAGGTGCAGCAACGTTGCCAATGATAAAAACTGACACAACGTACTATGAAATTTACTATTCAAATGCAAACACGGGAACACCTGCTGAAAGGTCATTAACTTATCGTATTAACTTAGATACGAGAGTTCAAATATCTGAGTATCATTGTTTATTTTTAGATAGGTTAGGTTCGTTTAGTTCATTTGCTTTTCAACTTAAAAACTACGAACGTGGTGAAGTATCACGTGATGAGTATAATAAAGACGTTACAGGATATGTTAGTGAAAGTGACCAATGGACGTATGACACAATAGAAGACGGATTTAAATCGTTTAATATTAATATCAAAAAGACGATTGATTTAAACACGAATTGGATGTCTGAAGAAATGAACCGATATTTCGAAGAATTAATTACATCGCCACAAGTTTACTTAAAATTAGCATCTTATACGAATACGGAAAACTGGCTTTATCCTGAAGATGAAAGCGGTTGTCCTTTAAGAATTCCCGAAAGTACGCAATACCAACCCGTAATTATCACAAACACGAACTACGAAGTATTCCAACAAAGAAACAAGAATTTAATTAAGCATTCTATTTCGGTAAGATTAGCAAATCAAGATAACGTAAATGGTTAGAATACAAATTGAAACAGGTTATTTAGACGTAAAAGAAGGCACGAACTTACCGCTTAACTTTCAAGTTGGTGATATACGCGATTTAACGCAGCGTAAAGGAACTTTCTCAAAGACGATAACACTAAGTGGTACAAAGAACAATAATCTTCTTTTAAACAACTACTATGATGTTAATATAGGTGCGGGAACTTTTGACATTAACAAGTTGACAAAATGCACGATTCTACAAAATGGAATTCCTATTGTCACGGATGCTTTACTTCAATTAGTAAATGTTAAAAAGACGCAATTAACCGATGCTTATGAACAAGGCGTAGAATATGAAGTTTTAATTCGTGATTCACAAGCGGAGTTTTACACAAAGATTACGAACTTAGAATTAACTAATTTAGATTTCAGTGATTGTAATCACGATTTTAGCATTACTGCAATAACCGATAGTTGGGCGCACACACAAAGTGACCATTATAAATATTTAATGCCGTATAATGACACGGCAAATTATACAATTAACCATTTTAAACCTGCTATTTATGCAAAGTCTTATTTTGATAGGATATTCCAAAACGCAGGATTTACATATCAATGGAGTGGATTGCAATCTGCACAATTCAATAAGTTATTAATTCCTTATAATGGCGATGTAAATAACTTTGATTATAGCGATTATGAAGTAAAAGCCGAAACAACTTATACAACAAGTTACGTTCAACCTATAGCGGGTTTAAATAGTTGGTTTTTACAAACAATTACTACTTGGACAGAAACGCTTGATGTACAAAATATATTCAATCCTGCAACGGGAGTTTATGACGTACCATTTAACACGGATGTAAATCAAAGTCAAACGTATATATTCAATTTTACATATGAATATGAAATCTATTTAGATAATACAAGTGGTGCAAATGCTGAATTACTTGTATTTAATCAATTTATTCAAAGTTATGTTGACGCGAATTTAGAATATCGTGTTATTTTTAGAGTAATAAAAAATGGTGTTTCAGCGGGTGCTTATGCTTTTGGAGCAGATATTGTAACTTATGTAGGTTCTACAATGAATCCATTAGGAACAGGCACAACGAGTTTATTAAATGCTTCGGGTACTTCTTCTTTACCTTTTCCAGAAAGTGTTACATCAACTGATATTTTAGAAATACAAGTAGGCGTGTTGGCTACAATTCCAATTGCACAACAACAAGCTAACGGAATAACAAATCCACCAAGATGGCTAAATACAGGTTTGTCAGCAGTTCAAGTTAACCCACAAGTAGATTTTACTTCGCTTCAAGTGTCAATTGTACCCACAAATAATATTCAAGTTCTTAATGGGGTTCAAGTGGTGAATGAATACATACCACAAAAGATTAAACAATCTGATTTTGTTAAAGCAATATTTCAGATGTACAATCTTTACGCATATCCGAACACGAACCAACCTAATGAACTTATATTAGTTCAACGTGATGAATGGTATGATAACGGAATTGAAAAAGATTGGTCAACTAAACTTGCTAAAAATGTAGAACAACAACTTATATTTTTACCTGATTTAACAAAGAAAAAATTAAAGCTAACATACAAACAAGACGAAGACACTCCTAACAAAGTTTTTTTTCAAGCTACAAACGAAATCTATGGACAATTAGAATATACATTTGATAATGAATATGTCAAAGACACGGACACAAAAGAATTATTATTTTCACCTACACCCGTAAATAAAACTACGTTTGATGCTTATTTACCAATGATTAATGGAATAGCACCAAACACGAACATAAGAATATTATATGATGCAGGTTTACAAACGTGTCAACCATTTAATATTTACGAACAAGACACTACTGGTGTAACAGGATTAACATCTTACCCACAAACGGGTCATTTTAATAATGCCTTAACTCCTACATTCGATATTAATTTTGGTGTCTGTGACTATTACTTTTATCAAACAAGTGTTTTAACAAACAATAATCTTTACAACTTATATTGGAGAAGAACCGTAAATCAAATCAATGTAGGTAAAATGCTTATCGCTTCTTTTCATTTAACTGAAGCTGACATTCAAACATTAAAACTTAATGATAAAATACGCATAGATAATTCGTGGTGGAATATTAATAAAATAATTGATTATAATGCTAACGATGAGGTTCTAACAAAAGTCGAATTATTAAGTGTAGATACTGAAATAGAATTAGCTAATTTTCCTGAAGTAAATCCAAGACCTATCGGTGATATTCTTTCTGCATTGGGTGTGACAGAAATATTTACGGACATTAAAGACCAATCAAATATCAATTTAAGTTCGGGAAATGTAATAGTTTTAGGTAAAGGAAATGTAGTTACAGATAAATTAAAAGGTGTTGTTGTAGGCGATAATTTAAACGTAACTGAAAACGGTGTAACAACAACAAATTTACGTGTAACAGAAACGATAAATGGCGAATCCGTAACTGCTATTTTACCTACTTATAAAAAATATATTGCTACAATAAGTCAGACAGGAACATTAGACCCCGTTGTTACAATTCTTGAAAATACATTAGGTGGTATTGTATGGACACGTAACTCTGCGGGTGTTTATACAGGAACGTTACCCGATGCTTTTCCTACACAAGCGAATGTTTATTTATATTTAAGCAATGCATTACAATCTAATTATGTGGCTATTTATAGAGTTTCAAATGATGTTATACAAATAATAACATCTGATTTTACTAATATAAGTCAAGATAATTATTTAGATTATAACACAATAGAAATAAGAGTTTATCCATAAGATATGAATGAAATAGAAGTTCCTTTAAAGATAACGGGCATAGGTGCAATTAAAAAAGAATTGCGAGAGTTAAAAGGTGAAATTGCAAATGCAACCGACCCCGAAGCACTGGCATCTTTAACGCACCGCGCGGGTGAACTAAAAGACCAATTAGCAGACGCAAACGAGCAAGTGAATATCTTTGCTTCGGGTTCAAAGTTCGAACAAGTAAGTAATGGATTAGGCTCAATAAAGGATTCTATAATGTCTTTAGATTTCGCAGAAGCGGGTCAAAAGGCTAAATTATTAACTACGTCTTTAAAGAATTTAAACCCTGCTGAATTCGCAGCACAATTTAAAGGATTCGGTCAAGTGATTATGTCAGTAGGTTCTGCCGTTGGAGTTCTTACAAGTCAATTTATAAAAATGGGAATAGCTTTATTAAGTAACCCTATCTTTTTATTAGTTGCCGTTATCGTTGCTATCGTTGCAGCTATTCTAATTTTCTTGCATAAAATGGGAATTTTAAAGAAAATCTTTGAAGTAATAATGATTCCTATTAACGCATTAATAGAAGGTTTTAAAGCATTAACAGATTGGATAGGTTTAACAAGTTACGCAGCAGAAGAAAACGCAGCTAAAACAGAAGAAGCAAATAAGAGAGTAGTCGAAAGCACGGATAAAAGAACACAAGCGGTTGTAGGATATTACGATTACGAAATCAAAATGTTTCAATTATATGGATTAAAAACTTTAGACTTAGAATTATCAAAAAGTAAGGCACTTGCTGAAGGTTCAAAGAAAAAAATTCAATCTGCAAAAGTCGCTTTAGATGCTGAATTACAATTAGGTGAAGATGCAGACCAAGAAAAAATTAAAAACTTACGTAAATCTATTGAAGAAGAAAACAAAATCATTATAGATGAAAGACGTAATAGGAATTATTTAGTAGCACAAGACGCGGTTAAAGAACGTGAAGACGCAAAGAAAAAATTAGAAGCAGATAAAAAAGCAGCTGAAGACGATGCTAAACAAAAAGCGGATGCAGCTAAAAAAGCAGCAGATGCAGCACGTAAATTTGCTGAAAATAGATTGAATGCAGCACGAACGATTCGTGATATTGAAATAGCTTTAATCAAAGATGACAACGATAGAGAGGTTGCTACAATAAATGAAAAATATGCAAGGTTAATTCAAGACACAAAGAAAAACGAAAACTTAACCAAAGCTGAAAAACTTAGATTACAGGCACTTTATAACGAGCAGTTAAAGGTTGAATTAGCTAATCAAGAAAAAACGGTTTTAGACGCTGAAAAATCTAAACAAGAAAAGTTACTTGATTTAATCAAAGCAAATAACGAAGCACGACAACAAGCTGAAGAAGATTTCTTTGAAGTTTATCGAACTCAAGTAATGAGTAAAGAACAACAAGAAGTAGACGCAGTAAATGCAAAGTATTTTCAATTAATAGCAAAGGCAGAACAATACGGATTAGACACAAAGATTTTAAAAGAACAACAAGAAAAAGAAGTTGCTGACATAACTAAAAAATACGCAGATGAACAAGCTAAAGCCGTAGCAGATGCAGAAGCTAAAAAACGTCAAGCACAATTAGACACGGCAAACAATGCTTTAAGTATTGCGGAAAATTCAACTAAATCTATTCAAAATTTAGGTGATATTGCTTTTGCTGCTAAAATGGCAAAAGTTAAAAAAGGAAGTAAAGAAGAAGAAGAACTTGCAAAGAAACAATTTAAGTTTAATAAAGCAATGCAATTAGCGGGTGCAATAGTTGACGCAGGAAAAGCAGTTACGGCATCTTTAGCAGCTTCGCCAGTAGCAATTGGTCCAGTACCCAATCCAATAGGTATTGCGTCACTTGCAACGGCTATAACAACATCAGCGTTGAATATTTCAAAGATAGCAGCAACACAATTTACTTCAACCGCAAGTGGTGGTGGTGGAGGTGCGACAACTGGTGTAGGAGCAGCATCTTCAACGTCTACAACAGGAACTACACCTTCATTTAGTTTATTCGGTCAAGGTAACGACTTAAATAACGTAGGTGCGCCACAAACGCAAACAAATGAAATTACCGTGAATGCCGTAGTAAGTGAAACTGAACTAACAAATACGCAAAACAAAATAAAACAAATCAATAAAAACGCAACGTTATGATAAGCTATCAAAGTTTAATAAATAAAATAATAGATTTTTACGATAATCATTTACAAGTTAAAAAAGTTGGTTCGGATTTTCGTGAACAATTAGAAAACTTTGCTACAAAAGACGAGAAATATCCTTTGGTTTATATTTGTCCTGTAGATGCAATTCCGAGTGAAATGGGTTTTACTACTGAAATAAGTTTAGAAATTTATTGCTTTGATATTATACAAAAAGACCGAGCAAATATCAATGTAATTCTAAGTGATTGCCATTTAATATTAAACGATTTGTATAATTGGTTTATAAACTCAAATGATTTTAGTTTTGATATAGTAGGACAACCGACAATGACACCTTTAAATAATGATTTATTAGATTATGCTGCAGGTTGGTTAATGACTATAACGTGTTCAATTAATAATTACACTGATTGTCAAGTTCCTAAACAAAACGAAGAATAAAAATAATATAGATATATGCCTGATAAAGAATTTAAACTAAAGTACAAGATTCGTAATAAAGCAGCTAACGTTCTTCGTAAGGTAATTAAAGAAGATGCGTTAATAGATACTGGTACTTTATATGAATCAATCCGTATAAATGCAAAATTCACTACTGAAGGTAATCTTAGAATCGAAATTCTCGCAGCTTATTACTTTGGTTTCTTAAACAATGGAACAATATCAATCGAACCTTATCATTTAGTTAGACAATTCAATAGACGTTTAGAAAGCGAAGGTATTATAGCAGAAATGTATGCGCAATATATTGAATGGCTTTCAAGTAAATACCCGCTTGTTCAAGTTGCTGGAATGTTACGTAAAAAGCAAAACGTAATCTATGACTTTAATCCGTTATTCGGTGAGTTTTGGAGTGCTTTAGAATACTAAACGTTCAATTCTTTTTTCATTCCTAAAAAGTTAAACACAAGTATTAACGGAAGTTCACAAACGGCATTGAATTTAGTTAAATCTTCTTGGCATAAATGCCAAATAAGTTGTTCCCACGCCCATTTCTTTTGCTTTTTTTCTTCTTCAACTGCTTTTAAATCTTCGGCATCCATATTAGAATCAAGTTCGAAATCGTCTTCATAGGATTCGGTCATTAAGTTTTTGTATTGTTCTATGATTGTTTCTCTAAATTTTATGTATTCGGGTAATAATCCAAAAACATCAGTGATATTAAAATCTAAAAACCAATCTAACCTATCATTTGAATTATAATTGTAAGGTTCAAGTATTTCGTCACTCCATTCATTAACACGAAAACGTCTATAAAGAATTGCAACGATGTTAGGTAGTTTTTTTATGTAGTCATCAGAGAAATATGCTTCTAAACTTATGAATTCACCTAACGTTATTTTGTTAAATGGTTTTAATTTATATTCACCTATTTGAGATTTATAATTTTTAGGCGGTTCATCACGTATAAATTTAACTTCTAAAAGTAGTTCTTCAAGTTCTTCGATAGTTATATCGTCTATGTCTTCGGGATAACAATCAAGTAAAGTACAAAGAATATCTATTTGGTAATTAAAAACACCGTCTTCTTCAGATAGTGTTTTAAGTTCCATAAATGTTTCAATCGTTATTTGATTCCACGCTTTCGGCAGCTTGTTTAGTCGCGTGTTTTGTAATTGTATCTGTGACATAATTTAAATAAGGGATTGAAATATCAGCAGGTTGTGTTTTAAATAGTTTTGATTTATGTTTTAAATGCGCTGAATCGTAATGTTCCGTATTGCTTAAATCCGTTCGTTTAAACATCAAAGCCATAATATCGGACACGGAATTTTTATTTTCTTTAGTAATCATTTTCTCGATTAGCTTCGTATCTTTTACCGATAGTTTTAATTCGGCTTTATATGTATATCCGTCTATTTCTATTTCTCCGATAGGGTCTTTAGGTTCGTAGTTATCCGTATTAAATTCTTTTGTCTTTTCAACGAAGTATTGAAAGTCATCCCATTCATCTTCGTCAATTCCTACAACTTCAAAAACTTTAATTTGTTTTTCGATGTTATCGAGTTCTTTGTTGTTATGAATTGCAGAAATCTTTTCGAATTCTTCAATAGTTATTTCGTTCATTTTATTGGCAATTTGCCTTCCAAGTACTTCAATCATAATTATAATTTTTGAACAAATATAAATAAAATATAATATAGTGAGAATGACAAAGGATTTACCTATTTACAAAATCACGATAGACCCCGAATATTCCGATGGCGAAGATTTAGGAATCGAACAAATAGCGTTTACTTCCAATCCTGCTATTAAGATAAAAGGAATGGCGTTTAAACAAGAATATTTAGTTTATTCAGATGACCTAAAATATCGGATAACTGCTCCAGCTATGATTCCAATGGAGATTTATAGGCGTGACGATGAAACTGGTGAATACTACGTTCAATTTACGGCAGAAACTATCGAGCAAATCCACGCTAAGTTTATGCAAGACTTGAAGAATCGAGATATCTTTAATTTAGAACACGACCAAGCTAAACAAGTTCCCGCATATATTTTAGAAAGTTGGATTGTAGACGAACCCAAACACGATAAAGCATTTAGTACTTTCGGGATTGAAGTTCCTAAAGGTACATTAATGATAACAGCGCAAGTTACGGATAAAGATTACTACAATGAATTAGTAAAAGCCGAACAAGTTGGTTTTTCTATTGAAGGTTTCTTAGGTCTTAAATTAAGTAATCAAATAAATAAATATAATATGAACAAATTACCCGATGGGGAACACTTAATCGAAGGTAAAATCTATGTCGTAAAAGGCGGTGAGATTATCGAGATTAAAGATGCTCCCAAAGAAGAGGTTGCGATGGAGGATTCAGTAGTCGAAGAAGAAGTGACTACCGAAACTGAACCTATTGACGAACAACCTGAACCCGAAGAACTTGTTAAAGAAGAAGAAATGGCGGTTGACGTTGCTACGGATGCTGAAGCAGTTTTAGCGATTGTTGCTCCTGTACTTGAAGAACAAGTTAACAACCTTCTTAAAATTATTGCTGACTTAAAATCCCAAATGGAAGAAATGTTAGCAGAAAAAACGGAAGACGAAATCGAAATGAAGTCTGAAGTTAAAATGAGTATTGCTGAAAAGTTCAGCGCATTAAATAAATTAAGTAATAACTAAAATCAAATAAAAACAAAAATGGAAAGAAAATTAAAATTTGATTTGGATATCGAAAACAATGCTTTGCTTTGTCCAAATCCTAACGAGTTTTATTCTCGTGCTTATCTAACGGCTGATGTTGCTGATTCTTATCGTGCTTTGCCGGGCATTAAGTCAAAAACTAAATTAGCAAACGTTGCTTTCGGTTCAATATTACAAGCATCTACCTGTAACTTTAATGCCCCTACTGATACTTTAGACGCTATCGAAATCGATGTTTGTGCGTTTTCTGCAATGGCACAAATTTGTCAATTCGATTTAGAGCAGTCTTTTGTTGCTTTGCAAATGACACAAGGTTCTAACGGTGATTTCACCGTAGCTTCTTTTATGAACTACTATTGGGACACAATGGCTAAGCAAATCGAAGAAGATATCGAATTAATCAGATGGCAAGGTGACACAACAAGCGAAAACCCGCTTTTAGCTTTGTGTGATGGTCATTTAGTTAAACTTTGTTCTGATGGTGCTAATTTAGCTTATTCAAATGGTGGTGCTGTGAACAGCGGTAACGTTCTTACTACATTGAATTCAGTTGTTGGTGGTTTACCTGCTTCAGTTAGATTCAAGAAAGCTGATTTAAGAATCCGTGTTTCTGCTAATGTTGCTGCTGCTTACGAACTTGCTGCTGCTTCAGGTAACACATTAACTTATGTTACTGCTCCATTAGGAATGACTTACTTAGGAATTAAAGTAATCGTTTGCGAAGGTATGCCTGATAACACAATCGTTGCTTCTTTGAAAGATGATTTAGTTTATGCATTCGATGCTGAAGGTGATTCTAAAGCGTTAAAAGCGGTTAACTTAACTGATACGGTTGCAGAACCATATATCCGTACACGTGCAAATGTTAAAGCAGGTTTTTATCATACAAACCCCGAGCAAATTTCAGTTTGGGCAGCTTGTTTTGACTAATCAAAATAAATAATAACGGGGGTGTAAAAACCCCCTATTTAAATAACTAAAAAAAATATATATCTTATGTCGTGTGAAGCACTGGAATCCATTGTAAAAAGTTGTGATAACAACAGCGGTGGGATTTACAAGGTATGGATTAATCAACAAGATAACATATCGAGCATTGGTCTTGATTCTACGTTAACTTGGACAATTGATTCAATCGCCTTGAATGACCCTTTAAACGTATATACAGAATTTGAAATCCGTCGCAATACGGGTTCTTATACTGAAGAAGCAGCTATTGACCTTGTTAATGGTTCTTCTTACTACACTCAAACAATTACTTTAATGTTCCATAGACGTGACCAATCTAAGTCACAAGCTATTAAAGTTCTTGGAGCAGGTCAGCAATACTTGAATGCAATCATTCAAGATGCTAACGGTAAGTATTGGTACTTCCCTTATTTGCAATTAACAGGTTCTTCTGAAGGTTCGGGAACGGCTCGTGCGGATGGTAGTAAATACCAAATTATTTTAACTGCGGAAAACGAGTTTTTGTCATATGAGGTTTTGGAAAGTGCGGTTCAATCAGTAATTTAATTCTGCATATCTCCATAGAAAATTAGCATCCTTCGGGGTGCTTTTTTTTTTAAACAAAAAGACGAACTAATTTAATATAGTTGTGATATACATAAATAAAGACGAAGTAAATAATATTGTGTTGACGTTAAGCGAAGTTAGTACGTTAACGAATCCTTTTTATTTATTCGTGTTTCAAAATGAAATGAATCCAGAAAGCGACCCTATTTTATTTACTACTACTGATATTTCTGCTTATCCTGAAAGATACAATCAATTCTTGTTAGATGAACCAGTAGACGTAGAATTAGTAAAAGGTCAATATTCATATTATGTTTATGAATCAATCACTGCACCAACTGAAATAGAAGATACTACAGGTGATGTTATCGAAGAAGGTAGAATGGTTGTTTCGGGTGCTATTGTAAATTCAATATACGATTAATTATGGCGTGGTACGATATATTTAAACAAAGTGAAAAACAAAATATTGAAGTCGTTGAAGGCTATCAAAGTTTTAGTACACCTTTTGCTAAAATTGGCGGTGGAAATCTTTCGCTACCTTATGTAAACGGGCGATATCAAGTCGCGGGATACGTGCCATTTGGAGTTGAAAATCTTTATCCTGAAACTTTAAACCAAATGTACTATTCAAGTCCGTTACACGGGGCAATAGTAGACTATAAAGTTAATGCAGTAATCGGTGGTGGTTTTACAATTCAAACTGAAAAGCTAACAAACGAAGAAAAATTAGAACTTTACGCATTCGAAAAGAAGATAAAACTAAAAAAGGTAGCTGCGATAGTTACAAAGCAGTTAGTAATCCATAATCGGGTATACTTTAAATTATGCTTTTCAGAGCGTGGAAAACTTACCAAAGTAGAAAACCTTTCACCCGAAAAATTAAGACGTTCTAAAGACGGGAAAACGTACTTTATATGCGAAGATTGGGCATCAAGAATAGATGTTTTTGAAATAAAACCATATCACCCATTAAGTAACGAGTACGAACAGCTATATATTTACGAATTACCTTGCATCGGTCAAGATTACTACCCATTACCGCAGTATTCAAGTGCGTTAAACTTTGCTTTTTTAAGTGGTGAACTTAGTTATTTAGCGAAATCAAACATTCAGAACGCTGTTTTTCCTTCTTTTGCTATGATGTTCCCTAAAAGACCGCAAAGCGAAGAAGAAAAGAACGTGCTACGAAGAACCATTGACAAGTTAAAAGGCGCGGAAAACGCAGGAAAAGCAGTTGCATTCTTTGCTAATTCAGCAGAGCAAATGCCAAAGATTGAAAGTTTACCTACGAATTCAAACGATAAGTTATTTCAAGAAGCGTCAGCGTTAAATACCGAACAAATATGTTTT